AGATGCAATCATTGTTGCTTCTTACGGCACTTTTAGCACTGGTGTTAATATCCGTAACCTTCACAATATCATATTTGCCAGTCCATCCAAATCCCGCATCCGTAATCTTCAGTCAATAGGTCGTGGACTTCGTATAGGTGAAAATAAAACAGAGGCGACACTATTTGATATTGTTGATGACTTTCGTGTAGGCAAATTTGCCAATTACACATTGAAACATTTCATCGAGCGTGTTAAAATATACGATGAAGAAAAGTTTAATTACAAGTTTTACAACATAGAAATAAAAAATGGAACTAACTCCTAATAACAATATAAAAATAGTAAGACTTCAAAGTGGTGAAGATATTATGGCAGATATCATTGAAGATGAAGAAAACGATACCATCTTTTTAGATAACCCAATGCATATTATCTTTAAAAGAATACCTACAGGTCAAACTGTGATGATGATGATGCCTTGGTTGCCAATTGAAGTTATCAAAGAGAATAGTGCAATTCTTTATTCTTCGGACATACTTACAATCATTGAACCTAAAGAAGATTTAGTTGACTATTATGGTACAGTTGTGATTGAGGCACAACAAAGAATGGAAGAAAAAAGAGACTTCTCGAATGAAGAAGATGATTATGATGAAGAAGAAATAGATGAAGAAGAATTATTTGAAGTGCTTAAGGAAAAAAAGAAGCACAAATTACATTAATATTCAAAAGGGACACCGTGATGATACGCTGTGTCAAGCCTTTTGTCAATACTTTATGAGGTAAATATGAACGAACTACAAAAAACATTCCAAGAAAAAGGTTATACCTTTGTCAAAAACTTTATACCTAAAGAAACCGCAAAGTATCTTTATGAGTATTTGAAATTTTCTATTATGGCACATCAACTTGCTGGGAATCCAACTGCGGTGCAAGGTGACGAACAAGTGATTGGTTCGTTTACCCGAGGTCATGGCGATTTAGCATTAGATTCATTGATGAAAATGATGAAACCTAAAATGGAGGAAGTTACAGGATTACAATTATTTCCTACCTATACATACTCACGAATCTATAAACAAGGTAATAATCTTGCACGCCATACAGATAGACCATCTTGTGAAGTTTCAATTACAATAAGACTTTCCGCATCAGATGACAGGTACAATTGGCCTATTTGGATGAAAGATTCTGAATATGAGCTTGACGATGGTGATGGAGTAGTGTATCGTGGGTGTGATTTAGACCACTGGCGTGAAACTTGTGATGCACCTGAAGGATGGATAATGGGTCAAGTTTTTATGCATTATGTAGATGCAAATGGACCTTATAAAGAATACAAATATGATAAACGATTTGCAAAGGCAAAATTATTTGAGCGTGACTTATGACCAAAACAACTAAACATTATGTGAACAATGCGGATTTTTTATCTGCGTTAATTGATTATCGTGACAAATGTGCAATTGCTAAAAAAGATGGTAAAGAAGATCCTCAAATACCAAATTATATTGGAGAGTGTTTCTATAAAATTGCAGACCATCTATCACGCAAACCTAATTTCATTTCTTATTCTTTCCGAGATGAAATGATTTCTGATGGTATTGAAAACTGCCTGATGTATTTCCGCAACTTTGATCCTGACAAATCAAAGAATCCATTTGCCTACTTCACACAGATTATCTACTATGCATTTCTTCGCCGTATTATGAAAGAGAAGAAACAACTCTATGTCAAATACAAAGCAACAGAACAATTTGGTATACTTGATGAACATGAAATGTTTGAAGATGAAAATGGAAATATGAGGCAGTTTGAATTGTATGATAACATTTCCGAGTTTATTTTTAACTTTGAAGAAAATAAACGCAAGAAAAAAGAAGGCAAGACCAAAGGCCTAGAAAAATTTATGGAAGAAGAATTACCTGAATAACTATTGACAATCACTCGAAAAGGAGATATAATGGACCGGTTAAAAATAGAACATCATATAAAACATCTCCAAGAAATGCATGATGGTTTAGATAAAGATATTAAAGAAGAAGAAAAACATTATGGTAACGATGCATTAGTTACCTTCCTTAAAAAGAAAAAACTTAAACTCAAGGATGAAATAGAAGGTTTCAAAAGTCAATTAATATGAAATTATGCATTTTGGGTGACACACACTTCGGTGCTCGAGGTGATTCTTTAGATTTTCACAAATACTTCCAAAAATTTTATGATGAAGTATTTTTTCCATATCTAATTGAAAATGATATCAAAGCAGTCTTTCAGATGGGTGATTTATTTGACCGCCGAAAGTTTATCAATTTCAATTCTCTTTACCTGTCTCGCAAATACTTTTTTGAAAAGTGTGAACGATTAGGTATTCAATTACATACTTTAATTGGCAATCACGATGTTGCCTACAAAAACACACTTGAAGTAAACTCACCATCTCTATTATTAAATGAGTATAACAATATTGAAATCTATGAAGAATTTGATACCGTAGAATTTGATGGTGTATCAATTGATGTTGTGCCTTGGATTTGTGATGACAATGTGGATGATATATTTAACCGAATGAAAGAATCAAAGGCACAAATTTGTTTTGGACACTTCGAGATTGCTGGTTTTGAAATGGATAGAGGCAATGTTTGCGAAAGTGGTATTGACAAACAATCATTATCCAAGTATGATGTAGTGTTAACGGGTCACTTTCATCACAAATCAACAGATGGTAATATTACCTATGTTGGTACTCCTTATGAAATGACATGGGCAGATTGGAACGACCCAAAAGGTTTTCATATCTTTGATACAGAAACCCGTGAAATAAATTTTGTAAAAAATCCTTTTTCAATGTTTCACAAAATTACATATGATGATGGTAAAACAACCTTTGAAGATTGGAAAGAATATGATTTTTCAAAACTCAAAGAGTGTTATGTTAAAGTTGTTGTATTGAATAAACAAAATCCATTCTTGTTCGACCATGTAATAGACAGTCTTTATAAAGCGGGTGTTTCCGATTTATCGATTGTTGAAGATTTTACAGATGTAAATGTTGATTTAGACCAAGACATTATTGACCAAGCTGAAGATACGATAACCATACTTTCTAAGTATATTGACAACCTCACATTAGATGTAGAGGCAGAAAAATTAAAATCAATTATGCGTGAACTATATGTAGAAGCGCTAAACACAGAGGTGGCAGAATGAGTTATAACACTATAATGAACAATCCTTGGGAAAGACACACTTGCGTTTATCCATGGGTATATTGGGACAATGCATTTAATGAAGAAGAACTTCAAAAAATGTGTGACTACTTTGCGGAACAAGGAGTTGAAAGAGGCACAACAGTTGGTGCCGTAAAATCAAGTGCTAACACAGGTGAAGTTATAATCGACCAAGCACCAAACGAAAAAGTTCGTAAATCAAATGTGAAATTTCATAACCGAAACGAAAATACGGCATGGATTTATGACCGATTCAATTGGGTTATTCAACAATTGAACGAACAGTTTTATGGTTTTGATTTGTATGGTTATGATACTATGCAATATACAGAATATGAAGATTCTGAAAAAGGTAAGTATGACTTTCATATGGATACAATTATGGGTCGTAATATTCCTATTGATATGCAAACACAAGGTATGCGTAAGTTATCACTTGTAATGCTTCTTGCAGAACCTGATATAGATTTTGAAGGCGGTGAATTTGAAGTAAATAGTGGCCAAGAATCAGAAGCTGAAAAAGTTGAAATGAAAAAAGGCCGAATCATTGCATTTCCTGGTTGGATGATACATCGTGTCGCACCAACAACAAAAGGTAAACGCAAATCACTTGTTATATGGGTAGTAGGACCTAAATTTAAATAATGATTTTATTTCGTTATGTTAGGTGGAAAAATCTTCTTTCCACTGGTAACTATTTTACAGAAATCAATTTATCAGGCAATACTAACACATTAGTTGTTGGTGAAAATGGCTCTGGAAAAAGCACGATGCTTGATGCGTTGTGCTTTGCTCTATTTGGCAAACCATTTCGTGATATCAACAAACCTCAATTATTAAATTCGATTAACAATAAAGATTGTGTTGTTGAAGTTGAATTTGATACTGGCAATAAAGCATATAAAATTATTCGTGGTATCAAACCAAATGTATTTGAAATTTATTGCAATGGTGAACTTGTCAATCAAGATGCCGCCGTAAGAGACTACCAAGAATACCTTGAGAAGTTTATTCTAAAACTGAATTACAAGTCTTTCACACAAATTGTCATTCTTGGTTCTGCATCATTTACTCCTTTCATGCAATTGAAATCGGCAGACCGCAGAGAAATTATTGAGGATTTACTTGACATTCAAATCTTTTCTACCATGAACTCATTGGTAAAAGACCGACTGAGTAATAACAAAGATTTGATTGCACACAAGAAACATGAAATTGATTTAGCAACACAGAAATACGATATGCAGAAAAAACATATCGATGAGTTGAAACAAAACAATGAAGATAAGGTGAAAGAGTATGAGACAGAGATTCAATGTAATAGCGATACCGTATCCTCCTTATTGGCAAATGTTACCATCCTTACAACCGAAGTTGAATCGTTGCAAAACTCTGTGGCAATTAAAATTGAAACGGAAGCTAAGGTCAAGACGATTACAAAACTTGAATCGCAAATTGAAAGCAACTTATCCAAATTTCGTAAGGATATCGGTTTCTTTCAATCGCATGATAATTGTCCAACATGTAGGCAAACCATTGCCATGGAGTTTAAAGAAGAAGAACTTACCAATCTCTCTCACAACTTGAACAAAAATTAAATGCAGAACAAGAAAAATTAAATGACATTGCAGAAAAACAAAAAGAACTGCAACGAAAACAAGTTGAAATTGCCACAATAAACACAACCATTACTGAAACAAACAAGATGGTTTCTCGTTTACAAAAATTAGTTGAAGAATTGAAAAACTCTAAAACGGTATCTGATAAAGAAGAACAAGAATTAAATGTCATTAAAGGTGAATTAACCGAGTTAAAAGACAATTTAAGAGTGCTTATCGATGAGAGAACTTATTATGAAGTTGCAGGTAATCTGCTAAAAGATACAGGCATCAAAACAAAGATTGTTAAACAGTATCTACCTGTTATCAATAAATTGGTGAACAAATATTTGGCATCATTAGATTTCTTTGTAAACTTTAACCTTGATGAATCATTTAAAGAAACAATCAAGTCTCGTCACCGTGATGAGTTTACATACAACAACTTTTCTGAAGGCGAGAAACAACGGATTGATATGGCATTGATGTTGACTTGGCGTGCTGTTGCCAAGTTAAAGAATTCGTCTAATACTAATCTATTAATTTTAGATGAGACATTTGATTCTTCACTAGATGCCAATGGCACAGAAGAACTAATGAAAATTCTACATATGTTAGAAGGTGTGAACCTATTTGTGATTTCACATAAAGGTGATATATTACAAGACAAATTTGCAAATGTCATTAGGTTTGCGAAAGAGAAAAACTTTTCAAGGATAATGAAATGAGTGAAACTTTAATAATTGATACTGGTGCGGCAATTGGAACACCAACACAACAAGTCAGAGTAGAACCTTTGCCTTTGTATGATGAAAATCATCCAATGTTGAAAGTTCAAATACCAGAATACAAATTTGATTTGCCAAATCCACTAATGGAAATGTTAGTGAAAAGATTGAAGATGACAATGAAACTATATGGCGGTATCGGTCTATCTGCCAATCAATGTGGTGTGTTTGAAAGG